GCCGTTTCTTTTTGACCACTTGATCTTAAAGCCTGTATGATAGTACCACGCTCTTCTCTTCTTGCCAAGATGAGATAGTGATACAAAACATGTTTCAAATGATTCTTAAATATCTTTGCTTGCTGTCTTACATGAGGAGGTGCTTGATCTGATATACTAGCTATTTTATCTACGGCTAAATCTGCAATTTGTTCATTTGTTAATCCTCCATTATTTGAAGTCATAACATTAACACTGCCTATTTCTGAAACATTAACATTAAACATTTTTTTTCTCCTCGTAAGTTACTCCAAGTATATCTTCTCTACCAACTATATTGGGGGTTGCATCTAATGGTTCTGGTGGTTCTAGTTTTGATTTTCTTGTTATTAACATACTACCTTGTGTTGTTGTGGTAACAAGTGGGTCATCTAGTCTATGATAGCCATAAAGTTTTTGATCGTCTGACACATTCATATCAAGTAGAGATGAACTATTTGCTATATGAATTTTAATCTTTTTAGAAATAGCTATCGCTAACCAAAACTCACAACAAGCTCTTCCCGCTTCTGCAAAATTAACTGCTTTATGTGTAAAATCTATACCATATAAATGTAAATCGGACACATTCTGTGAAACAGCGTAACCTATAGCATAAGAAACCGTGTTGTTAAAATAAGCATATCCAGTTTTTTGTATAACTTCTTGTAAAGGAAATTCAACAACATCTGGACATCTTTTGTCCAAACAACAAGAAAAAATAGGCACATCTTTCTTTTCTCTTAATCTGTCTTGCATAATGTCTGTTTGTTTACCTGCATTTGGTGTGTCTAGAAACCTAGAAGGAGGATCCATCATAAAACACTTGTCGTGATAAATTACACCAGACATAGAGTTTATCGCCCAAACTTCATCGAATTTTTCGCTTCTTATTTTCGCTAAGATATATTCTGAAAAGCTGTTACCTAAAGCAACAATAGCTACACTTTTGTTTTTCATAAAAGACACTATAATTTTTATTATGTAAAAGTCAAATTATTTGGAGGGTAAACCTGTTCTGTATGAATCAATATTCTCTTGTGCTTCTGCATATCCTTTTAATCTTTGAATAGCTTCACCAAATCTTTGATTATATAATTGTAATAAATTATTTTCACCTTTCATAAAGGTATAAGCCTCTACGAGACATGCATATAAAAGAGCGTCTGGAGCATTTGTACTTATCCATGTGCTTCCAGAATCATCTGTGGTTAATGACGCAGGTCTATAAAAATAGTGCAGTTCTACACTATAACTAGAATCTGGAGTGGGAGCTACAATAAATGTATCTACATCAAAAGAAGCGTAATATACAGGAGATCCAGTAGTTGCTGGATTGGCAGTGTATTCTTGTATAAAGTTTACATCTTTTTGCAGTAAAAATACATTTGCACTATCTTTCACATAAGACAAAGAATAAGTCGCTAAGTAATCAGACGGTTTTTCCAAAAATTTATTACTACTCGTCATGCTTCCAGTAACATTTTTTCTAAAATAATCTAGATCAACGAGCTTAAATATTCTTTCTTCTGCGTTTTTAATAAAAAAATCTAACTCACCTACAAAGGTTGTTTCATCGTTTTCAGTCCAATCTTGTATTGATTGTTTTAATGTTGTTAATGTAAAACTCATGATGTACTCACTGTTACTGTTCCAAGACTAGTTGTGGCTGTAAAGTTTGTTAACTTCTTTCCAATAATACCATCACCTGTGTTTGTATAAACAATAAATGCAACTAAATCTGTATCTTGATTTGGTCGTGGCTGATACAAAGCTGTCGGATCTGGACCTGGATAGTTTGGTTCCAATTGTGGATGTTTTGCCTCGTACTCATCAGGGCCAACCTTTAATCCGTTCCACTCTGTTCTCATTTCACGCAAGCGATAACGAAATCCAGATCGATCTGAATATCCCCATGCTTTTTTTCCTGTTGCGTATCTAGCCATATCAATATGTGTAATAAGTCATACTAGGTGTTAGTTTTAAAGGTGTGCTGTTTGCATCCTCGGCTGCTGCTCGTTGAAACTCTTCTTCATATACGGCTTTTAATAGTTGTACTCTTTCTGGTGCTCTCTTCATTGCTAGATAATAAGCAAGTCCTGCAACAGCACATGGTAAAAATCTAAAAGGGGCATCAGTTGTGTTAATCAAAGCATCTGCATCTTGAATACGTCTTACATAATAATAAACAAGAGTATAAGAAGTGTCTGGTGTAGACCACAAAGTTATAGTTGGTGTTACTTGTCTGTCAAAGAAATACTGACTAGGTTGACCTGTAGATGCTTTGTTCGGAATAGTTAAATATTCATTTCTACTCATTTGAGTAAGAGTAAAATCTGTATTACTACTATTTCTTAAAACAACCTCCAAGAGATCGACATGAGTAGCATCGAAAGAATAAGTTGCCGTTCCAGAAGTAATAGCTTTAGTGTCTTGTGTAACTGTCCACATGTTCAATCCTCTATTTGCCCAATCAGCAAACATAAGATTCATAGAACGTCTAGCAGTCTTCGCATCGTAGCCAGTTCTCATCTCTAAGCCACAACGCTCATAAGCCTCTTCTATTATTTCAGCGACATCTAAGTCGAAATCTCTTGAATTTGATGTTGCCATTTATTATGTAGACCCCATCATTTTTCTTCTAGCTCTTCTCTTTTGTAACGCTGTTCGAGAAATATTGGTTCCTTTTATCTTGTCTGAAGTTTTCGTAGACATAGCCTTAGAACCTAAACCTGTTTTAGCGTTATTGTTTTTTGTAGTGGCAGCACCATTAACACCTGTATTTGATGCAGATTTTTTATTTTTAAAAACATTAGATTTCTTAAAACTGTCTACCATGACTTTTTTAGATCCATCAGTCTTTTTCTTTACAACATTGGTAACTTTCTTTTTATCACCAACTCTGACAGGTTTTTTACCGTCTTTTCTTGTTAGACCTCTTTTATCATTTAAATAGTCTCTCAATGTAGTGAAACCTGCATCTTTAATCATCTTAGGTGTGACTACTTTAGGCTTGTTAGTTTTCTTTGTATCTGTCTTTGTCTTTGTCTTTGTCTTTGTTTTTGTTTTATTTCCAAGACCTGCAAATTCGTTAGCTTGTTTAACGGGTTTCTTTTTTTTAAGTCCCATGAATTCATTAGCTTGTTTCTGTTTGGATTTTGAACCAGATCCAAGACCTGCAA